TGGAGACGATAGAGAAAAAGCAATTGACTTTGAACATGAGATGTCGGGCGGAATGGAGTTTCCACTGCGTACTGATTTTTATCTAAACTCTATGAAACAGTCTTGTTACACATGCCCGATGTTTCAAATTTGTAATGGATGCAAGAAAACAATTAAAGATCAGAAGTTGCATAACATGGTTGAAGACCATTGTAAATTAATGAAGTCCATTGCTCCATCTATTCTAAAAGCAAATGGTCTGGATCTTGAGGTGACACCGTATGTCGATGAAAGCAATCACATTATCGCTAAATCCTAGTTACTATTGTAACTTTCAATGTGACTTTTGTTACTTGACTCCAGAACAGTTAAGTGACCGTAATCGTATCTCTCCAGAAAGATTGAACGATCTCATGTTTGAGATACCTGAGATCAAGTATCTAGATCTATATGGTGGAGAGATTGGAGTCATGACACCTGAGATCTACTACGAATATAAGTCAGTCATTCGTCGATACTATCATGGCGAGATTAATATCATTACAAATATGTCAATGATTCAAGATTATTTCTTTGATGAAGACGTATACTTGTCAGTGTCTTATGATTTTGCTGCTCGTGAAAAACATGAAAAGGTATTCATGAATATGATGATGTCAAAGGTTCCTATTGCAGTGTTGATCTTAGCGTCGCCTCAAGTGATCGCTATGAATGTCGACCATATGATAGAACAATTGAATATGTGTAGTTCTATTGAGTCAGTGGAGATCAAACCATATAGTGTGAATCAAGCAAACTCTCATCACGTGACTCACAAGCAATTCGAAGACTTCGTGATTCAATGGTTAGAATCTCCGGTGAAAAAGAAATTTGATTTTATCAATAAGATGAAAATACAAGAATCGTTACTTGGCGAATATAATGCTTTTTCAGACGATCATGTCTATATTACACCGAATGGCAAGTTTGCCGTATTAGAATTTGATATACACGATAAAGAATTCTTTTTAGAATTAAACTCTTTTCAGGAATATATTGACTGGGCAAACGCTGAGAAGTTTAAGCTCAGTCCGATTTGTCAAGGGTGCAAATATGTGGGTAAGTGTTTAACTGAACATTATAGATATGTTACTGATTTAAATAATAGTTGTAATGGATATAGAGGATTATTAGAGCGTTATGAAGGAATGGAAAATCCGGCAATACGTATACCATAGTACGAATTCCGATTACACCGATGATCTAAACAAAGTTAATATTATATACGACGAAACAAATATTGCAGAGAACGCTCTAATACATTTTAATCAACTTGTCGAAAACTGGTTGTATCCAGCAAAATCTTATTTTGTGGCAATCTGCTATGCTCATTGGTTATCACAAGATTATAATGAAGATTTTTATGAAGTATTAAATGATCCAGAGTTATTATATAGCAATGATCCGTACTTTAAGACATACGATCAAGATCCAGAAACGTACGATAAAATATTAAGCCAGATAGAACTATTACCAATGACTGGAATGGTGCCAGACGTAAGGAAATATTATGATGCTGAATGCGGGAAAGAATAACCTTTATTGCACTACAGTTCAGTTAGAAAAGATAGATATTCGACAAGAATATATTGATGCTGCGCTATTGGATACTGTGCATCCAGACCTTACAGATGACATTACTGAATTATTTGACAAGTATATACAAGAGATTTTGCCAGAGTACAGTCTGTCTAATTGGAAGTATAAGATAGATTCATGGATCAATCAGTTCAATCAAAGCGAGATGGAGTACCATACTCACAATGGCGCGATGTTATCTGCTGTTGTTTACTTGATCAACGATGCTGATGGTGGAGAGATCACTTTTTATGATCCAAGACACTTTGCTGCTCGTGGATACGATACAAAGTTTAGATCATTGTTTGATCCAATTACATATAAACCTGCTAGTGGAGAAGTACTTACATTTCCGAGCTATTTGTATCACGCAACAAGACCGACGAGAGGGCTAAGAATTTCAGTACCGTTTGATCTATATCTCTTTAATGAAACTTAAAGAATTACTGCTTCTACTAAATAGCTTTCAGCATCATGAAGCGCAATCGCAAAACTCCACGCATTTCGATCGTTATTCACTTCTGCTACGCCTTTTGTTGAAGAAGGCACAAGGCGATCACCTTTGCGAACTGTGCCATTTACTCTTACTGGAACACGGCCTTTTAAAGCGATATAGGTACCACCATCTAGATCTTCATTCATTCTAAATGCAGGATTCTCAGACACAACTCCTAGCACCGAATGAGAATTTGTATCATCGGCCGCAGTGACTTCAGCAGCACCGCCAACACTCATGACTGTTCCTATAGCATATTCTTCATCAGCTAAATATTTCTCTGCAAGATCAGCATAGTTAGCTGATGTTGCTCTACCACTAAAAGTAGTAGCGTACATTGTGCGAAAACCAGTGCTTGGAGATCCAATGTCGTATATATTGTTTGCCGCAGCAAAGATATTAAGACCAGTAAAATTACCAGTTGTTGATCCACCAAGTGATACGGATACTCCATTAATAGTTACACTTGAATTTTCTAGTTGATTGTTAGATACTCCACTTGCGCGAATACTTACTGCACCAGAAGTAACACTAAAATCATTTGAGTTGAACGCGGCAACACCCTTATTTGATGTTGTGGCCAATTCGGCTGATATTACTCCATTAGAAAAATCTATACCTTCGCCAGCAGATAAATGAGCTCTTACTTCTGATGCACTGGGACCTGTGTATGTAAATGTTCCATTAGTTGAATTATATGTAAGACTACCGTCGCCGCCAGTATCTGTTACAGCAAGCCTTTCACGAATATTAGCATCTGTGACTTTAGTGTATGTAAATGTTCCATTAGTTGAATTATATGCAAGAGATCCATAACCGGTTCCAGAATTTGCGGCTTCAAGCCTTTCACGGATATTAGCATCTGTGACTTTAGTATATGTGAATACGCCGGTGTCAGAATCGTATGCAAGAGATCCATAACCCTCTCCAGAATTTGTACCCGTTAAACCTGATCGAGCATTTGATATCAGTGCATCAGACACATTTGTTAAGCTTGAGTCAAGCGTATTAATTAAGTTAAGTGTACTGATCACAGCTGTCGATAAATCTGGAGCAAGGCCGGTTCCAAATAAAGTTCGAACTGCGCTAACATCTCCAAGGTCTGAATCAAGAACTTCAATTTCACTATCTAATCTATTGACAGCAGATACTACGTCACTGTCAATAGTTGTTAGTGTAGCTATATCACCTAAATTATTAGAGATTGTATTTGTCTTAGAGACAAACGTAGTCATATTGTCTGAAAGATTAATCGTGGTGATTGCCATTCTAAACCTCTAAAATGCGTCCTAAAAGAGTCTTGATCTCGTTAATATCGCTCTTAATAGAGCGAATTTCTGATTCTAGACTTTCTGTTTTTTCTTGTTGTTCTTTCCAAGCTTTTTTTCTTTTTATAGCTTGTCTTACTTCACTACTATTTATATTTAAAACGGCCCCCGTAATTTTGTCTCGGACAAGATTCGGTACACCATCCACTTGCAAATACTTTGCCATTATGTTGCCAATGCAATTACTCTTAGATCTTTCACTGTTGGGATCTTAGAAGAGTTTGTTGATGTCATAACTAGCTTAACTTGGAAAATCGTAAATGGTGTTAAGTTACCACCAGTTCCGCCTGCAAGGTATTCATATTGTCTAAATGTAGCACCATCATCGTCAGAAGGTAATGTAGATTCAGGAGAAACTTCAATCCAATTTAACGTATCTAACACAGTGTCGCTTTGAGCAGTCTTAATATATACTTTGAATCCAGCCTCAGTTGGCCTGTTTGCTGAGAATAAAATCTTAAGACCTACTGCCTGCTCTGCAAGAGTAATCTGTGAAGTAATATGCTTTGCAGTTGAAGAGCCAGAAGTCGGATGAGTTTCAGGTACAAATGATATTGGAACGTTGAATCCAGTAGTTGATGCTGAATCTTGATTATCGATTAAATTTTCAAATGTGGAGATCCCAGCTCTTTGAAGATCAATAACTGGAGACACTTTAGTGTCAATAGTAGATAAGTTCATCAATAACGAGAAAGATTTTGCTCCACCGAGACTAACAGTCTCGTTTGAATCACTCGCAATCAATTTAGCTGATTGGGTATCATTCAATTCGTTTAATGTAATACTTGTAAATGACGCATCTTTTGAATACGCGCCGTTAGCATCAGCGTTTCTTCCACCTTGGATATCTCCGAATGAAGCCCCTTCTGTCAGTTTTACTGATGTATTTAATGTAACATTGTCCGGTGTAAGAGTTGTTACTACTGGAATAAATGAATTAAACATAATGTTTTTCGAAACAATTACTCCATCGCCTCCAACTCTTAAAGTAGAAGTCGCTTGATCGCCTGCCCGCGCACCAAACTTATATCCAGAGTGATCAACTTCTGTAATTACTCGAGTGCCGTTAATTGCTTCGCCTGGAATTCCAGCGTAAGTTAAGGCGTTATTTAATCCTCCGATGAATACTCTATCGTTTTTCACGAATCCGTGACCAGTATGAAATACTCTAATGTCTGAGTCGCCTGAATCCATCTGGAACGGATTATTTTCAAGTAAGTGCCTTGGTGTAGAAGCATTTTCAAGCAGTAAATTAGCTGATGGAGAAAAATCTGCTCTAAAAAGTTGAAACATCATATCGCGAGTTTGATCTGGATTCCATGGAACAAAGTCATATGTCTTAGCAACATAAACGTTATAATCGGTAGATTCAGCTCTTACAACGATTGCATATTCTTGGCCGGGTGCGAGATAGACTGGCTCATCAAACACAAAATCTGTTGGAGCGGCTTGAACTGAAGCTAGTTGATCGGTATTAGCAGGCAAACTAATATCAGCTGGTGTAAGAAACTTAACTGCACCAGGCATTGGAACCCCTGAAGGTATTCCATTTTCTACAGTTCTGATTTGAACTTGAACAGGAACTGAAGTATCTCTTGTTGCAAAATAAAGCCGAACTTTGCTCAAAAATATACCAGATGGATTTTCAATCTGGTCAACTCTAAACGATTGAGCTAGTGGATCACCCTGAACTAAGAATTGAAGATCTAATTGGCGAGTTGATCGAATTGTTCTTTGTGATGTTTCAATCGTACCAGAAGAAAAGAAAGTTGCTTTTGCAATACTTGTTGCTGCATTTTCATCATCAACACTAATATCTAAAAGCTTAAATATCTGTGGACCAGTTCTAAATCTTAAGTTATCTCTACTTGGAATTACAAACGATCCATTAATAGTACCATCAGCACTACTTACAAGATTTGTTGGACCATCTGGATGCTGAACAATCTGAGTGTACACGTTTCCAATATCATCAGAAGACTGAGCAAACACAGTATAAGAAGCTTCAGTTCGAACCCAGTCATCTACTCTTACGTTTCCAAAGAACGCAAAGAATCTTGTATTCGGTCTCAATCCTTGAGCTCTAAAGTTGACTTTAATTGACCGCATGAAAGGAATAATCGCAATGTCGATTACTCTTTCGCCAACGATTTCTCGAATGACTCGGCTTCCAGTGACAACCTGCACTCTACCTCCAGCAGGACGGCCCCACCAAGAGTTTCTCCATGATGCCAAGTTATTCGTAACAATTCTACCCGGAACATTACGTGTAATAGTACCACCATCGATCACATTATCTGGAGCCCATTGTGTTTCTACCCAGATGTCAGATGTCGGTGATAAGTCGAGATGCCCGGTTTGAGTAATTACCGCAAATGGGTTTACGTTCATGTCTTAATATGTTTTCAGCGGGATCAATCGCAGCTCTATATTCTTCTCTTGTAACATCAGAGAAATTATAGCTTGAAAAATTATCTGCGACAAACCCAGACTTAGTTCTAGCAAGTCCAGCTGAGTCGAATACATTAAAAGACGACGTATTTAATTCAAGTAAATTCAAACTAGTTAACTCTGCAAGATCATCAATCCGCTCTTCAAGAGCTGAGATATCTTTCATCGTAAAACGCTTATTTGTGTAAAAAGACGTTTCAATGTCAGAATCGCTAACTGTATAAGCATTTAGCGTGATATCATAAAGCGGGATCGCGCCAGTTGAGATATTAGGAAATTGCGGATTCAGCGAAGATACTCCACGAATAACTTCTAATGAGCCACGACCAAACCGACCGTCTCCAGAATTTCTTACTGTCGCGACTAAACGATCTTTACGCGGCATAAAATACTCAATAGCGCCAGTGACAGCATCGGTGTTTTGTGGAAGAGTATTAATAATACCTTCTGATCCAGTAAATTCACCATTTACATCTTGCACTGGTCTAAAGTCAAGTACGTTTCTTAAGTTAATAATCTCTCCATTACTTTTGCGATGAGATGGAATATTCTCATAAGGAATAACACCATCGTACGAATTTACTGAGAAGAAATCTCCGTTCGCGCCATGATTAAAGTGGTCAAAATTAACAAAGACATCCCCAGTCGGAATAGATACACCGCCTCGTTCAATCAACCTTCCTTTCGCGTAGAAGTTGTCACGCTGACCCTTGTCAACAATAAAGTTGGTAGATAGATCAGCTCCATCAGAATCATCTTGCTTAATTGCATTTACCTGATAAATGTCAGACGTACCGAGATCGATCCATCTTAAACCAGAGCCATCAGATTCTGCGCCAGTCGGCCATGATACTGTGAGTGTTTCATTACTATTCAGAGATTTAGTTCTTGCAGCAACGCTTGATTTTGCTACGTATGCAAGTACGATATAATCTGTTGAGTTTGATAATCCACTAAAATTTGCTTGTGTATTACCTGTAGTTAAAGTAACAGTTGGATTTGCGATTGCTCCAGTTTCTTCACTAATTACCCACTGGAACTGATCGGTAAACGTAAACCCAGAGCCAGCGGCTAAACCAGTAAAATTACCAGATCCATCAGATGTAAATGTATATCTCTTTTGAATAGTCAAAGAAGAAATATCTACTCCAGTGGTACTTGGTCTTTGATTTGGTAAAGGGAATAACAGCGAATTATTTGAAGTATTCTTAAGTTGTGCGATACCGTCTTCTAAAACAATATTTACGTAATTAGTACCACTAGAACCAAAGCTTCTTACACTTCTAAACGAAGATCCAGAAGACATTTGAATGTCAAACAAATAGTAGTTATGATTTGCGCCGTCTTCTTGTACAGCCCTTACTCTAGCTGTACCGATTGTGGATCCACCATAATTCGTAGCACTGCGCAGATTAATTAAGGCAAACGTTTCAATGTTTGGCAATCCACTATTATTTGCAGCATTACCAATTACGTAGTTACCATATTGAGCAATTATGTTTTGGCTAGTAAGAGAGATTGTATCTCTAGCTTTAGGTACAGTGATCTTAGTCGCAGGAATATTTAAGCGATAACCATCAACATAAGCAATACCATCAGAAACGTCTAATTGTAAATTTGAATCGTTTAAATCATCAAACTTAGCAATAAAAGGTTTAATCACATAGTTGCCAGATTCTTCTTTTGTGCGAAGAGCAAGAAGATCATTGATTACATTATACGCGTCATCGGCCGAAGCGACATCGCTAATCTCACCGCTTGAAATACGTGCTAAATAAACAAAGTTATCATCAGCCTGAATTTGACTGCGAGTAGTAAGCTCTAATCGAATTCTGTAACGATCTGCTCCAGGCGATGCAATGTTTGGTGATTCACCTTGGTTATCATATAATGCATTAGTATCAGCAACAGTCACTACTTCTTCGTTAACTTTAAAGCCGATATCGTCAGAAGGATTAGTTGTATATTTTGAAACAAACGCAGTTTGCTTTTCAGCAAACACAAAGTGCCCTTGAACATAGTAATCACCAGCTTCTGTCGATACAGTAGTTCCACGACCTGTAGCATCCGTAGAAGCAACTTTCAGATCGCTTCCTAACGAAACACTTTCTAACTCAGCACCGTTTGGTACTCTTACTGCGTCAGCTCCTGCTGTTCCAGCCGAAGTGTCTGTATAACGAACATAAAGAGTCGCAGGATCACCATTTGCTGCTGATACAACCTGAAGAACTTTAAACTTAATCTGTGGGTTTGGAGCCTTTACAGTTAATTCTAAACCAACTAGAGTAGTAAGATCATCAGGTAAAGGATTTACGGTTGTGTCTAGTTTTACGAACTCGTAAGTCGTGTTTAAGGTAATATTGCCAGCTCTAACAATAGCACCTTCTCTGAAAATGTTTGAGCCGAATCTTTCAATCTCATTTTGAATGATCGTTTGCATTTGCGTAAGCTCACGAGCTTGAAGCGCTCGACCAGCGTTAAACAAGATACGGTGATAGTTATCACTATCACGGTAATCATCTTTATATGTTGCAGAAAATGTAGTATTGGTTAGACTCGTCGCCATTTCTTAACCTTAGACTGTAATAATTACTTTGATATCTTCTTGTTGATCTTCAGATCTAACAATTCGAGCTCGGTTTTCAATATAGAGAACTTCACCAGTGTGTGGATCTACTATACTATGAAGATCTGCGCTGTCAATAGTTCCTGTTCCAGATCCATCTGATTCTGTTATACTTTCGCCATTAATAAATGTTTTAAATCCAGTATTTTCATTTTGGTGATAAAAAATGAGATCATCATCTATATCATCTATATATCCAGCTGCTTCAGAAGCTTGTCCACGGATCAACGTGTCAACGCTAAAAGTTGATGCTGGAGTTGACATTCTCAAAAATCTCAACGCTTTGCCTGAGTTTGTAGTAAATCTTATGTTACTATCTGCATTACTATCAAATATTTCTAGATTACGCATTACCGTAATCTGCCGAAAATCGTTTGTTGTAATAAATGTTCCACCTTCATTGCCGTTCGGTTTTGTATTCAGCATAATAGAAGATGCTTTTAAGTCTTCAAGAGCGTCAGCTCCTAATCCAAGGTTTGGTGCAAGAATTGGTCTAGCAGTTGCTCCAGCTCCACCCCCACCGGTTATTTCTACCGACGCGTAATCATAACCAGATCCCATTGCTGCAGATTCATTATTCATCTCAATCTTAACAATCTGCCCACCCGCAATTGAAGCAGTTGCTTGTGCTCCTGTTCCATTACCATAAAACGTGATAGTTGGAGATGAAGAATAGCTTTGACCCGGTGACGTAACCACAATACCAAGAATCTGTCCTGCAATCGCTTGCCTTTGAACTTCGAGTTGCTGCAACTCGAAAGCGCTGAGTGAAGCTGAGTCTCCAGGCTCATTCCAAATTACGCGCTGAGCTGGAATAAAGTTAGCTGATAAGAAATCAGCTGCGTCGGTTGCTGATAAAGAATACATAAACTTCCAGCGATAACCGTCAGCAGTTTCAAATGGTTGGAATGAGCTTACACCAGCATCAGTAAAGCTTGGCTTGACAGTTGAAGAATTTGGTGTGCCAGCCGCATTTCTTCCTTGCTGAATACAGATATAGACTTCATTACTTTCTGTTAACACATAATAAGTATTTTGTGGAATGCCACTAACAGCGTCGTTATAACCAGAATAAATCGAACCAGATGTCCAGTTGTATCTTGGAACAACGAACGAAGCGGCAGAAACTTTCTTAACTGATTGAAGATTATTACGTGCTTCTCTTTCTTCTTGACGCGTTTGAACAGGATCGATCAAAGTGTCTAATTCATCATATTGATCGGATTTACCGATACCAATATAGTACTCATTAGAGTCGTTACCGTCATTGATCTCGTCAAGAAACGTCTCGGCAATTCTTCTTCTTAGAGAATCAGTGATAATTGCTGTCATATATAATTTCCCGTTATGTTACAGATACGTCGTATCCGCCAGTTAAATACCAGTTTGATCCGTCCCAGATAACTGTAGCAGATTTATTTTGTGCAATAGAAAATGAAGTGCCTGGTGCAAAGCTAGTAGGAGTGATCGTAGCGAGTCCTGCACCTCTGTTTGTAAATACTTTTTGCTCTCCAACTGTTGTGCCATCTGCGAGTGAAAGAGCAAGTGCAGTTCCTTTATTACATATAATGTAAGAAGCTGTTGGAGATGCTGCTCCATCAGTACTAATTGTGACAGCAGATAAAGCGCTTTTTCTTAAAACAACCGAACCGCCACCTTTTGAATTTAGTGTAAGATCAATGTTTGTATCTGTTCCAGTTGCAGAAACAGTTGGTGAATTTCCGGTCGCTGCGTTTGTTAATCCAATTTCGTTGACAGCAGATGCTGTTGGAAATAAGCGAATAATTTCATTTCCATTTGAATCATTAACTACACCACTCACCGCTGGATTTGTAATCGTAGGGCTAACAAGAGTCTTTTGCAAAAGCGTTTGTGCAGCTTCGTTAAGAGTAACAGTGCCATTCGCATCTGGTAACAAAATAACTCTGTTCGATGCTGGAGGTGTTGTTGCAGTCAGTGTAAAGGTAGTACCAAGATTGACAACGATACCGGTACCATCTATCGAAACAACGGATGATAATATATTACTATCACCACCAAACTTTTGATAGATCTCTACAAATGTTTCATTGATCTTTTGCGCGGCTTGTCTAAGCGTATCACCAGTGCCGTCATTCGCGGCAGAGCCTACGCTAATTATTTGTCTAGCCATTCTTATATCCGTAAAGATTGTTTAATTTTATTTATATCGCTGAATCGCTGGTATATCGAGTAAACATACCATTGTCCATATTTTCTAGTGTTATGGCTGTATCAGGTCGACTAGATCCATCACTATCGTCGTCAAAGGTAAACGAATTCGGCGATACGATCTCTTTCACCGATTCATAGTATGTCGTGAGAGTGTCAGCAGATGCTTCTGCGTATTTCTGTACAGTATCGAAAGTCGTTGTTCTTACTTGTGTACCATCAGAATCAACAAGTAGTGTGAGCTCATTAAATCCAGCTGTTGTATTCAACTCAACTATATCAAGTAAGACAATTGGTCTTTCCTCTGCAAGCGGATTTTCAGATGATGCATTCAACGTAATATTTACAGCGCCCTCAGTTTGTACAAACCCCTGAAAATGCCAACCAGCTGGATGAACAAATCGAGTATACAACGGCTTGTAATCTTGTACTGATAAACCTACTTTAATTAAGATAGAAAAAATTTGGTATATTCCAGCGTCTTGAATAAATCGTTGAGATTCATATCCTACTTCAGATTCTCCTACGATAAAAATTTGTTGTTTTGGGTATTCGACTGTTACATCTTCGTTAAAAAAAGCTCTAAAAAAGCCTTCGGCCGATAACAAAGAACCTTTTGACGCGTAAAAAGAAGAAAGTAATTTTGCCATTAACCGCGGTTGTTGAAAAAATGATGCAACTTGCAACCCATTGCCGATCTCGTTAATGATTGCATCTAAATTTTCGATCGATGTTTCAGAGATGTCTCTTAGATAGAACAATTCATTAATATTAGACTCAAAAGAGTGTCTTTCTGTCGCACTCAAATATTCGTAATATTTTTCTAAAAAAGTTACAAGATTTGGATAGTCAGTAACAAAGTATTCAGGTAAAACTTCTCTTACTCGAGAAGCGCTAAAGTTAATTTTTCTACGATTTTTATCAAATACTGAATCAATCATAATAAAGCTATTTCAGTTTCTTGATAATCAACAATCCCTTGAGAAAAAGAAGCAGCTCTATCAATATTAATTACATAATTTCTCAATGGTTTAATTGTGCTTTGGTTCGCTGGAACAACAGATATCTTGAGTGCTTCTCCTTGAAATGCTTGTAAAGACAGCCCTTGTAGGTCTACGACACCAGTCTCTGAGTTATACTGCCCAACATTGTCTTGAATCACAGAACCAGCCGCAGTTAATAACTGAAGCTTTGTATTGTCTAATTGATTTCTGATAATACACGTTTGATTATTAAAAGTAAATCTACTGCTTTGAACAGTAAATGTTAAATTATTTGGCGATGCTATCTTCATTGGATAATTAACTGAATAATCTTTCACTGTATTAAGAGATGGCGTAATTCTTTGCTGGACTTTTATATCCATTCTAGAGTTTAATACAGCCGGTGAAAAATCATCAACTCTAGTCAATATATTCGATCTTCTAAAAATAGCTCCAAAACGATTTAAGTTATTTTCAAAAAAATCTTCGATTAATGATTGAATAGAACTTTCAACAGTTTGTAGTGAGCTGCCAGATAAATCTGGATCAAAATTAAATCGAGTTGCAACTTCAAGAAACACGTTAACTTCTTCTGTAAATTCAGTACTAATTGACATGACTGATAGATTATTAGTAAGATTTGAAATAATATTATCTTGAGTAGTTTGTTTTACAGAATCTGATATATTCGGTTTAAATTTAAGGCTTACAAACACTTTTCCAAACTCAGCTGGAATATTGTCTTGTCCACCCCATGCAGCTACATCATCTAAGATCGATGAAAAATTAGAAAAAATTAATGCTTTATAATCTTCTGCAGTCACGAGCCTTTGTTGTGACGCAAAAGACAACGGAGCATTCAGCTTAATTGATTCAATTGATTCTTTTTCATCGCCCCCACTTGAAGCTGCAACTAATGTAACGTTTACTGGATATGTGACTTCATTGATTTCAATACCTTGGTCAGCAACAAATACTTTGCATCCATTTGCAGAAGATCCGCTTGTTTGCAAATATTCTACAATTATTTTATTTCCAGCTACTGGTCTTTGACCAAGAATGTTTCCATCAGAAAAAGTAATTTCAAAAAAACCATTTGGAGCTTCTCTAAGAATATAAACGGTTGAGTCTGAATTAATTCGAGCAACATTGTTTACATCAACGTATGGTGTAAAAGAAGACGAAGTTGAAGTATCATAGACGTTTACTCTTACGGTTGCTGTGTCGACATTTTCATCTGGAATTACATAAACTTGATCATCAGACGCATCTCCAACTAGAAAAGTCTTTGTTTTTTGTATTCCTTCGAAAAGCGGTATAGAAGTGCTACCAGTATTTGTCGCAAATGCAAATACGCCTGATCCATCGTTATTTGCAACGTAAGTTTCAAGAGTTTGAAATGTATAAGAAATTTGATCGACGCTAGCAGTGAATGTGGTAAATCTTGGAATAGTAATCGATGTTACGTCTGTAACACTTGTGTTAAGCGTTAAATTCACGATTGCTTGAGAACCAGTTTGAGATCTAGGGTAGTAACCTAATGTTTCAGCGTGAGAAAGGGCTGAGGATCTTAATTGAGAAGAGGATAAAAACGATTCGTTAATTGCAAGATTTGCTACTAAACCATTCAAATGAGTGTTATAAGCTAACACGTCAAGGATGTTTGAAAGACCAGAGGCTTCAAAATCGTAATCGGCGAATTCTTCTTGCCTTTGCAGATAAGTTTTTAGATCTTCTTTAATTGTGTCAAAATCAAGATCAGCTGAATTAATGATTGCCATTATCTTACCCTTGTTAGTGATACGTTCAATTCTACTACTTCATTGGTTGCTCGAATAGTAAACACAACTGTGATTCCGACCGTATATTGGTCTGATGCTAAGTTAACAATTACTTTGTTAGTAATTGCGCGAGGCTCATAGTTTGTTATAACATTACGTATTCTTTCTTGAACATCAAGTTCGTCGAATTCCTGATCTAACGAAAATAAAAATTCATTAAGTCCTCCACCATAAGCAGGTTCAAATGGCTTTTCAAATCGATTAGTCATCAAAAGATTCTTAACACTTTGCTTAACTGCTGCAGCTTCTGTCTTTTTAAAAATGTCACCAGTAGAACGATTTTGAAAAGTTAGATCAATATCTTTATACGATATCTGACGACTGCTGATCAGCGTAGTAGTCGAAAGATTTCCATCTTCTATTGAATATCTTCTAGCCATAATTGAAACTCTTTAATGTTTATTTATATTACAAATTAGATTGAATACGGCGCATTTAAAATAAATACTGAGCCTTGATCAGAAACTTCGTCGCTATCGCTTGGAGCTCCAATAATAACAAATTTACCATCAGTACCTATCGCGATGCCAAATAGATCGCCGTCTGCAGGTGTAGGATGAGAGATCTCTTTTGCAAAAGACCAATTGAATCCGTCGCTCGTTTCAAAAATATATACTTTTCCAGGACGGCCTCCGTTTTCAAAAAGTGCCGGTGCACCAGCAATAATCGTTTTATTATCACCTATGTCAACAGTATATCCTAATTGGACGGGTGCTATCACGTCAGGTCTAAATGTAAGGATGTCTTGAATAGACCAACTATTGAGAGATCTTCTGTAAACAAAAACAGCACCTGAGTTACCGAATCCTATATCTTCACCTGGACACCCAATTGCTATAAGATCTTGATCACTATCTACAGCAACAGAATACCCAAATTCGTCTCTAAATCCCTGGCCGAATGGGTTTCGTAGTATGAAATCTTCAGACCACGTAGAACCAGATCTGGTAAAAATATACACTTGGCCAGAACTTCGTGTTGAATTAACATCTTTAGCAGCTGCGCCAATGACTACAGTGTCGCCTGATATGTCCAAAGCGTTTTGACCGTAGTCGACGTTGTTGCCGAGTGAACGTTGAAAAAAGTCACCGCCGCGACCGAACTGGTCCACAGCGCTATCGTCTGCCGCAGTTAAATTAGCTTGACGTGTCCAAGTGTTACTTCCAGGCTGACTTACTAGCACTTGAACGAGGCCTTGAAAGCCAATTCCGTTGAGCCCGTCGGCCGGCTCCTGTTGGCCAGTGGCCCCCGGTGTAGTATTATAAAAAGGCGCGCTTACAATAATCGTGTCGTTTGATATTGCAACCCCAGTGCCGAAACTGACTCCGGTTTGCGTTGGAGAAGTTGTGGTGATCGTATTCCCCAAAGAATCTGAAAAATCGATTATATTTTTAGCAAAATTAGTCCACGGCCGATCAAGCGATTCTGGGTCTCTTCTGAACACAACTACCCGACCCGTCCTGTCATCGTAACTATGATCTCCAGCAACAAGCCTGTCACCGTCTATATCAACAGACTTACTAAAAGCAAGACTCGACCCTGGAACGGCAAGTATTTGTTGTAGTGTTAGCGCTTCGGTCACTTGATCATTAAGAAAAGAAAAGTCAGACAAGCTGATTGTTTCAGAAGTAGGAATTGTAGATAAATCTTCAGACTGTTTAGTATATACGTATATGCGCCCACCTTGAATTCCAGTTAATGGATCTTGCAGTCGACCGCCAATTACAATAGTATCACCAGAAATGCTTATGGCTCGTCCAAATTCTTCCGTTGGGCCTGAATCAAAATTGTTGACAGTGTCTTCTAACGTAATAGTTGGCCAACCTGAAGTAATGTTTCCGCGATAATATTCAGATAAAGATATGGGATCTGATTCTCCAAAATAGTCTTGTATCTCAGACATACTTAATTTTGAAAAAGACATTAGGGGACTCCAAAAGCAGTAACATCGTTAGCTGAAATAATTCCGCTATCAAGGTAATCAATTGAAACCTTAGCAACATCATTATATGAAAACGTGAGCCTTTCATTTATAACAGATATTTTCCAATTACCTATGGTTAACTGAGTAATATCAATATTACTCTTATTATTTAAATTGTTATAGTTTAAGTAATAAGATCCTTCTTGACCATCTAATAAAGCGGCATCGATATTACTCAAATTAGGCTTATTATTTAAATTGTTATAGTTTAAGTAATAAGATCCTTCTTGACCATCTAATAAAGCGGCATCAATATTGTTTAAATTAGGCTTATTATTTAAATTATTATAGTTTAAGTAATAGCTTGGTAATTCTCCGTCGAGGGTTAGTGCATCATACGATTGATTAGTTTGAATGTATGTGTCATCTATAAAAGAAAGTATACCTTGCGAGTCGATTACAGCTGTCTGATTTGCTTGAATGTAATCAGCATCAATAATAGATTTTATATATGTTTCACTGATAATACTTACAATTTGATCTGAGTCAATTGCTTCTGGAAGTGCTGCTGAAACGCTATCTGCAATCCAAGTAGTTCCATTCCAAATTAAAGACTGTCCTATTTCTGGACTATCAGCAGTACTATCAACATTTCCAATTTCTCCTATTGTTTTATTGCGAAGGCCAATATCACCAAAGACTAATTCACCATTGTCATTAAGTATCATTGCATCACCAATAAGCCCGAGCTCATTTGGAAAAGCATATATTGTATTACCAGAACTATCAATATATACTATTTTGTCGCCTGATATTCTCAAATCAGCCATGTGTTATCCTACTTGTTTGGAGGTGTAGTAACGCCTGCACCTAATCCTGGAGTATCATTGTGAGTATGGTTGTTTAAGCTCACACCAGCATCAGTTGTGACGTCACCGCCTGCTGAAACATTGCCATCAACCCTTAAATTGCCAGTCATATTTACTTGGCTGCAATCAACGGTAGTTGTTCCGCCAACTGTAATATTAGCGTCTTGATCAATAAACATTTTCACGCTTCCCTTAACATGCACCGCGTCATCAGAAACAACGAGAGTATATCTATCTCTAACTACATGAGTGACAAGATCTCCGTCGTGGTTTATTTGATAAAATGTCCCAGATCGATGTAATTCTCTAATTCTCGTAGCATCAGGTGTGTCATCATATTCTTTGACATGGCCTGATTCTGTCTCATATACCTGATTGTTTGGGTAAATAGCTGAAAACGGATCATCTGGTTCTCCAATCACTGAATCAGGTGTATAAGCTTTAGTTTGAGTACCACGAGCTAGAGGATTTGTAGACAAACCTTCCGGAGAATCTTCTTCGTATTTTGGTAACGATCCGAGCACTAAAGGTAACTGAGAATGCTTTCCATCAAAAAATATTCCAAAAACATGAGCGCCAACTTTTATCCCTAAGTTGTTACCTAAAGAGTTAGTTCCTCCCTGTGTAATTGGAACTACGACTTGAGCCCACGGTAGATCTTCGTCTGGAATGTCAACTACATTTTCAGAATGAATTCCAAAAACTCTTACTTTTATTCTACCAACTTCTAATGGATCTGTTATATCAATAACACGACCTATGAACCATCTGTTCTGATCACCATAGAAATCTATGTAAGGTTGTGGTATCATACTTTGCTCGAATAGTTTGCTAGTTTAGCGCCAGTCATCTTAATGTCGTGTTTAAAACTTTCACCAAGCTTTTTAAACATGTGATGCGTAGCAAAAATTAAATAGTCACCAGATTTTTTTCTGTCAATCAAAGTGTCGTCGATCTTGGGATCTGGATTAGGATACGTAAAATGAATTCTTAGATTATTACCGATTGTAGAGTGCTTGTTTCCATCAATAAAATCAATTCCATGAACACCAAATGTAATTGGCGCGTTAGCTAGAAGCTCTTTCATCGCTTGACTAATGACATTTTGTTTGTAGTCACTAACAAGTGAGCTTTCTTTGTAACTATTGATAGGATCATGCGCAGACGAGCCTCCAATTCGTGTGATCTGTCTGCTCTTTAATTCATTAAACGATTTTTCATTAAAAGTATATCTTGGGCCATACATTACATTATTTTGGTTTTTAGGTAGAACATTTTTTTTAACTAATGGATCTAATAAGTCTTTTGTGACGTCAAACTGAAACGTGTTTCTTTTATTTACTACAGTATCTATGTACTCGTACTCAGCTCCGATTAAACCTCTTTGGATATACTGATACAAGTTATTACTTTCTTTTTGCTCATAAGCAGTTAAGATTCGTCTTTGTATTTCTTCGCTATTACCACTAAAAGGTGCACTGCTGAATCTATAAGGAGCATCATCGTTAATGACCGGCGTATTTACTAACGTTCCTAGATCAATATATTGCAATGAAGAAGACATAATTGTTGAAAATAGATAAAAAGGATAGCCGTTTATCGTTGTAGCTCTATCGCGAATCCACATCATGGCTTCGATAGGATTTAAGTTAGGTATAATAACTTTGATCGACTGAACATCAAGACCGAAATTTGAGACAGCTCGATTTAAATAGTTTTGTGATATTTTGCTGATAATATCGCCGCACTTATCATTGTACGATCGATTTAAGTTTTGTAAATTTGCAATATAGCCTATATCTTCAATAAGATTAAATACGTGCGCCTCAGCGATCTCACCCACTTTTGATGTTGCGAGTATTCCAGTGATATAAAACGTTTTTTCAAATGGTCTAGAGTTATCTCGTGAACTTTTTATTTTAACATAAATTGTTTCGCCGCCGATGACGTCCGTGTCAGTCAAAAACCCTGAATCATCAGTGATCACGATTCTTCCAGTTAAATATGGAAAATTAAGATCTTCAAAAATTTCAAGATCAGTCACGGCATTATTAAGCTCTATAGATCGATCTAGCCGCGGTGACGTAAATAAAATTTCTTGAAACTCAAAATCAGCTCGAAAATCAGTAACACTCAAGTAGAAACTGCCTCTCTAAAAGTTGAAACGACTGTGCTTATTGCATTTGTCTTAATAATTCTAATTTGCTTAAGATCTTCGTTCTGTTCAATCAGCCTGTCCAAATGTGTAACTTCTGTTAACATCGAGCCAGGCCCAAGTTCTGGGTCGATGTCGACAACTTCGCCAGAAACATTTTCGTAATGATGTGCCGCAAGATATTCCGGCGAAGAACTTAGCAATGTAATTTGTTCAGTTGATCCTTCGCTATTCGTTGAAACAATACTTTCTCCAGGAATAAAACTACCTGAAGCTTGACTAATAATTATCTGTCCTAAGTCTAAGCGACGATAATTGATCATTGCTGTTGTGCCAGATGAATTACCAATAATTGTTTGACCAACTTTAAATTTATCAGTTAATTTACTGCGTGTAGTCAGTGTAGTTAAACTATAGTCTTTTTTTGCTTTTTCAATTAAATTATAGTTAGATATTGGCCACCCTCTTTGTCTCAATTTATCGTTCATTAGAAAAAATGTCCAATGGAGAGTCGGTGTTTCATATAAAAAATATGATGTCTGATCAGGTCTTTCATTTTCTGGAATATAATAGTCTTGATAAAATGCAATATTATTTTTTATCTCATCAACGACATTAGAATACAATGAAATATTCTGAAAAGCATCTGGTAGCGTTTCATCGCCGAACTTATAATTAACAAGTGGAAAATATCTAAAGTAGCTCATTAGGATGGCCCTGCCTGTTCTAGTACTTCTTCAGGAGACGTGAATCCTACTGGAGAAGGAACATCACTTCTAGAAAGAGGTCTATGCTCCATGAAGTTCAAGGTTAAATCAGTTTCTACTGGTTCTCCGTCATAATGGTAAACTGCAGCTGTTGGGTTATATGTTGCATTGATTGAAGTTAAAAAACAATCGAGCAGTTTAGATCCAGTTCTTTTGTATACTAAATTACCACTTTCAAATTCTCGAGCAAAGAGTTTAATCCTAAACATATCAGGATACTTATAAG